TCATTTTGTAGTCATTTTTTGACTTCGATTTATCGGGTTTAATTCAATAGCATCACTTAGGTGATCTGGTGAAAAGTGTGCGTAAACCATTGTTTGTTTAATATCGATATGACCAAGTATTTTTTGCAATACAATGATATTACCGCCATTCATCATAAAATGAGAAGAAAAAGTGTGCCTTAAAACGTGAGTTGCTTGTCCTTTAGGTAGATCTGGAAATGCAGTAGTAAGCCATTTATGAGTGACACCATAGCAGCACGTGAATATTCGCCCTGATGTTGGTTTGTAAATTTCATTATATAGCTCTTGAGATATGGGAACCGTACGGTTTTTTTTACTTTTTGTTTCTGTAAAGGTTATTTTATATGGAGAAAGCTGTGAGCCTTTTAAGCTAACTGCTTCCATTATACGAGCTCCAGTGGATAAACAAATTTTGAATATAGCTATGAGTTGATCTGAAATGGGACTTCTTTCAAGAACGATAAATAATTCATCAATTTGTTCATAACTTAAGAAGGCTAATTCATGTTCACTCTTTTTTATTTTCTTAATTCCGTGAATGGGGTTAGGCATTAGCCATTCTTTAATTTCAATTAAAAAATTAAACATACTCTGTAGTATGAGTAGATCGAAATTGTGAGAATTGGAAGAAAGCTCTTCACCATTACGTCCATTATGTTCTGATATGGTTCTTCGAGTTGCTCTATATTGAATGAAATCAGTAGGTGTTAGCGTTCTTGCAAGTGGGTTAAGCATTTGCTCGCTAATGATTTCCATTCGACGTTTAGTATGAGTTCCTGATTTAAGATGTTTACCATGTAATTGAAACCATAGCTCAATTAGGTCAGATAAATTTCTATTATCAGCTTTCTCTGCAATCCAAGGCTTATCATTGGTTTCTATTAAGATAAATTTCTCATAGGAAAGGGCTTCACCTTTGGTGGCAAAGCGTTTACGAACTCGTTTACCGTTACGGCCTTGAGGATAAACATCACAAAGCCAAGGGTTCTTTTTCCCGTCATCTAATTTACGAACTGTCATATATAGCACCAAATAACTGTATATATAAACAGTATTTGATTGTGGTTCAATATTCAATGTTTTAAGTGAAGATAAGCAAACATAGTTATTATGGGACAAATTGAAAGTAAAAAGCCTCCATACTATTGGAGGCTTTTTTGTATCAAATATCATTTGTTGAGCTTAGATTTTTTGACCTGCCCACACAACTTCACCAATGATTTCAAAATCAAAGGTAGTCATTTCTTTTCTTGTTAATTCCCATGGTTTGTAAGTTTGGTTATCACTAACAATGCTTAAACCTGTTTTTGTAAATTGAAGGCGCTTAACCATCAATTGACCATCAAAGCGGAAAACATAAATACCATCACCTGTGAAATCTTCAATACGGTTAACCATTATCAATGCTTGGTTTTGAAGAGTAGGGGTCATGCTATCGCCACGAACGGGCATTAAGAAAATATTATTTGGTCTTACACCAATATCATTAGTGATGAAGTTACGGCTAAAAGCAATTCCTTCTGGTTGATTTTCTTGAACAACCAAAGCTCCAGCTCCTGCACTTACTTCCACATCATAAAAATCTAACTCAATGTATTTAGAATCTAAGTTTGTTGAGCCATCAGCAATCTGTTTCGCTTTGATAAAGATACGATCAGGAATCTTTCCACGTATACGCCATGTTTGAACAGTATTTCTAGCAACACCTAAGCAAGTTGCAAGCTCTGTATTTGTAGATGTACCAGTGAGCATTTTGAGCTCTTCTAATTGTTGATCAACGTCTGACATTTAGACCAATCCTGTTGAATTATTAACAATAGGGGCAAATAACTGTTGACTAGAAATCAAATGCGATCAAGAATTAGCTTCAAAGTTACTTTTGAAATCAAACGTAAACATGTATTCACGATTATATGCGTTTATTTGGTTATATACGTAAGAATCGCACACGCTTACCTTCAAAACAAACAATGTGAGTACAAATGCGTACTTTTGTGAGCAGATGCATGAGAAAGGAGTGGGCAATCACCTACGGTTCGAGCCTGTTGTGATTTCCCATAAATCAAATGAAGCTCAGAGGTGATAAATGAAAGAACCCTATGTTCTCCATATTTCAACGCCTTATATCACGGTTGACCGTTACGTTGAAATGACAAAAAAGAACAAAAATACGGTTTTAAAACAACTCCGTGAAGGCCAAATTCCAGTGATGCCTAAAAGTGGCAATAAAGAACTCACTCTTATTAACTTAGCTCTATTAACTAAAAATGAGGCAATAAATATGGAACAGTCAACAATCATTATCGCTATTGCAGCACCGTACGTTACGACAGAGCGATATGCAGAAATATCAGGTATTAAGCCCGGTACTATTGAAAGAAAAATTAGTGCCAAAAAATTCCCTGTATTACCAAAAGATGGCTCTCGCGAACTCAACCTTATTAATCTTGCGCTTTTAACTAAGAAAGCTCTAGAAGCTAAGTTTTAGTTATTACGTTTTATTTGCTACCTGTTGAGTATCTGATATGTCCGATAAAACAACAATGTTCGATTTTCGAGAGTCCAAACAAAAGGCATTTGAAGAGGCGTGTTTTGCTTTTCGTGAAAGCGAAAACATGACAGCAATCGCCGAGTCTTTGGAAATGTCGCCAACCATGCTTAGAAATAAACTTAACCCAGAACAACCTCATGTTTTAACGTGTGTTGAGATGGTGATGATTTCTAAAACCTCAAATAACTTTACGGTTGTAAATAGTCTTTTGCGTGGACTAGGTGTTGTTACCGCTCATGTTCCTGCTGATGCAAGTGATGAAACCTTTACCAAACGAGCATTAGAGAATTCAGTCCATGCGGGGGATTTGGCGCAAGAAGCGTTAACTCATGCAGGGCAAACTCGAATTACCCACCGAAGCAAACAAAGCATTATTAAAAAAGCCCAAGCCTCTATCGGAAACTTAGTTTTACTCATCAATGATATTGAAAGCCAAACACCTAATTCGGCTTCACTTTTATCTATGGGTATTGATTTTCTTGCGTCTGGTGCGCCATTGCCGGGCTTCGCATAAGGATTTAGTTATGAGCCAGTTAAATTTAAATGAATCAACACGCGATATCCAATCTGTAATCAATTCTATTTCAGGGATGGTATTAGAGGCTCCAGAGTCATTGATTATTGTATTTTCAATTACTTCTTCGACTTCAGGAATGGATGTCATTGTTTGGGAAAACACACAAGAAAAAGAAACGTTACTTCATGAAATAGTTTATACAAATTGGGAAAATGCGCTTGAAGAAGCGATCGATATGGAAAGCAAATTAGCTGAACTAATTATCGTCACAAAAGAGTACACCGAGGTAGCGGTATGACTAAAAAGCAATTCTTAGCAAACATGGTTGTGGCTTATATGCAAAACCATGGCTCAGCACCAAGCGAACATCAATTAGATCATTGGTCTGAATTGTATGTAGAACTTGAAGGCAAAGGAGGTCTGTAATGTTGAATTTTCTTGCTGTGGTTTTGAATAGTGGCGGCGGTATGGTTCGTGATATTGAGACTGATGAACTTCAAGTTAAAGAGCTTGGCGAATTTGAATCAAGAGAGCTCGCCATTGATAACGCCTGTGCTCAATTTAGTTGTGAGCACATAACCAGTGGTGTGATCGTTCGTGGTAATCACACGGGGGGTTTTATGGTTTGTGATACGCAGGAGTTTGCAGCGCTATGAGTGAACATATAAAAATTGCAGCCCAAGCTGCAGATTATATTGATGGGTTATTTGTTGAAATTATTGAAGGTGACCATGATGACAATGAGGTTTTATTAGGAACAGTTTTAGTTGGCAATAAATCGTTTCAGATTCAGCTTAAAGTTACCGCTAATCCTGATGATTTTATGGATGAATGTTAATGGCTAAAAGCTTGTTTTACATTTTTATAATATGTAGGAGTTTACAGCGCTATGAATCATGATTTTTATGAAGGAACTTCTTTATCTGAAGAAACCAAGCAATTAGGTATGAGCCATATTGCTCGTTTAAAAGCTGAATTGAAAAAGAGTAAATCCACAGTAAAAAAGAAAATGGATGGTTTGAAAACGCATTGTTCTGATCATAGATATTCACGAGCATTCCAAATTCAATCAAAAAGAGCATTGATGCACCGATGAAAGAAAAAGACTTACTTTATGTAATGGGGTCAATACGACCCCATGATGAAATCAAACGAAATGATGCCTGCTTCCGAGCGGGTTTTTTAGGTTCAAAAATTCAGGAACAACCATATTCTGCACAAGAAATGCAGCTTTTGGAGTCTGGATTAGTTAAAAAACTGCCAGTATATGATCGTATTTTAGATCGTAAATCTAAACATATTACTGAAGTCGAATGTTCAACTGCACACTTTGAAAGGTTGAATAAAACACCAGAACACGTCCGCGAAGCGGCGGCGAGAATCGCCGAAGACTATAGGCTTGTCAATGGGCGCAAAAGTCCGACAGAGAAAAAGATAGAGTTTGATAGTCGAATTTTACGTCGTTTAAGAACGCTTGCGTGTCCTGTTAATCCGTTAGTCGAGTATTCAAGCTCGGAGGCACTCTTTGACCATAATGTTTTATATGGCTCGACAGCTCAAAGCACAGCATCAATTTTACATCCCAAAGGGCGTAAAAATGAAAATGAGTCAAAGCTTGCGCCAATTTCATTTCAATTACAGCATCGAGAGTGGAGCGGCCAATATCGTGGACAAGTTATTACTCAAACCCCTTCGAGTAATGCACCAGATTCAAATGTTGGTGAACGTTTTACAGAGAAATTAACCTCTAGGTCTGTATCTAAAATTTTTGAAAGTACGGCTTACACATCAACCTGCCACGGTGGGTTTACTACGTTCCTAACGTTAACGTTCAACAAAAAGCAGCGTTTACGAATTTTTGGTGGGATGGTTGACGAACATACGAACGAATCTGGTGATGAAATTGGTGCTCATCATCCTGTGAAAATTCGCAGAAATATGATTACGCGAAAAGCAGTTGAAGGTGAAAGAAAAATAAGCTTACCTGTTTGTGATATTGCGGGCCCATATACAAGTTTTGAGATTCAAAACCATAAAGTCGGAATGAACATGAATCGTGAAATTATGGGCGATTATTGTTTGTTATCTGAGAAGCCGAAAACCGCTTTTACTATAGATAAAACGCTTGATACAACAGTGGGCAAAGAGGTATCTCGTTTGCTTGATGGTTTAAAAAAAATGTATCAACGTGGTTGGCTTGCAGATCATACAATCAAAACTGATGAGGACAGTCATGCTCAATATTGTGATTTGAAATCTGAGTTTGTTGCTCCTCATGTAAATTCATTACCTACCGAATTTGGGCCTTCATTTGTCAAAGATGATTTTCATTATATTTGGGTTGCTGAATGTCCAGCGAATGAAAACGGCGAACCTAATCCGCATGTGCACGTTTTATTAAAATGGACAGTTGAACCTCACTTATTCAGTGCTTGGGCAAAGAGGTTTGAAAAAATTTGGGGGCATGGTTTTGCTAAGTTAGAACGTATTCGAGAGCCCAAAGCGGCAGGAACCTACATCATCAAAGCTGTCGGGTATGCGGCTAAAGGTGAAAATGCAGAGCAAGGGCTGATAAAAGGAAATCGCTACAATATTGCGAAGTGCTCTCGTGCTCCTGCATGGGAATGCATTGCCTCTTTTGAGGCCGATAATATAACCGCAATTATTAAAGAGTTGGGTTATAAGCTTGAGCAATGGAAGAAACCACTTGAACGTTCTATCAACCGCTTATCCTATCAAAAAAATCAGACTATTAAGGCAAAAGCGATTGCCCTAAAAAATGGTGATCCTGAAGATAAATTAAACAAGATGCAAAGCCGAATTATTAAATTAGAAAAACAAGCTATTGCAGTAAAACAAAAGATTAAGTCTAGGCAGGTACATGTATCTACTGCCAATAACTTTTCTATTTCTTTTGATGGTGAAGAAGCAAAACAAAAAGTCGATGATTTTTTAATGTGGGCGGCGGGTGCTCGTGGTTGGGGTATGGACTGTCGCGATATGGATTTATCAGAACTGAAAGATGAAGCGGATGACCGCTATGAAAAAAATTACATTTCTTTTAGGGAGAATCAAGCTTATTGGCAATCCATTTTGCACGATAGCGATGCTCCTCCTGATATTTATACGGAGCAAGAAATTAATTACTGGAAGAGTTTTACTGCTGATTATTTAGAAGGTCGCCAGCTATCAATGCGATATTAAATTAAGTAAATGGAGAGCACAAAATGCTAATTACATGCCCTAAATGTTTAACTAAAACACGCATAGCAACCTCGCGTTCGGTGTCACCTGAAACACGCGAATTGTACTGCCAATGTTTGAACCTAAATTGCGGAAAAGTGTTTGTGGCGTACACCTCTTTTTCTCATTTTGTTGAGTCTACAGGACAAAAACCAGACTCAGAATTGCAACCAGAGCTGTGCAAAGACGGAAACCAAATAGACATATTCGAACAAATATAAAAAACGCAAGAAAACGATCTTAAAGGATCTCTAAAACGATCACCTAGAAGTGCAATTAATTCAAATCAAACAATTACTTGTGTTTAATAGAATTGCCACATTATTTCGCGCTTATTTTTCGTTTTTTTATCGTGTTGAATTTTGGTGTGGAGGGGAGGGTGAGTCCGAGCGAGCGCAGAATGCATGCCTCAGTGATAAAAAAGTCAGGACTTACACGGTGTTTTGCGTTGGTTGAGAGAGTGTTGTGTCATGTGGGAAAGAGAATACGAACAAGGGCGATGGAACGGCGTCGCCTTGAACATACTCGCCACCTCATTGAACGGAGGCAAACGCCTGCAAGTTAGCGAAATTCCCTACGCCGAGTTACCTGATATTAAAGTGATGGGAACTTCTGCCAACAGCATTGAGATTGATGTGGTTCTGGTAGGCCGTAACTCTTTGGTTGATGCGAACACATTACTGGATAATTTAAACAAAACCCCAAAGGGTGAGCTTGAACACCCATGGCTTGGCGAGCTGCCATTGGTATTTGAAACCTACGGTCAAAAGCTCAGTACCAAACTTGGGTTGGTCACGCTGTCACTTAAATTTATTCGAGATGGTAAACAATCCACGTTAACGACCTCGACCGTGATCACCTCTGTTCAAGCGCAGCAAGCCGATACGGTTGAAACTGTCTCAACGAAAACGTTCGTGGAAGATGTGGACAGCATGAACATTGCCGACACTAACAGCTTGCAAGCGGATTTCACTTACGCCATCACTCAACTCTCAGGCATTGCCAATCAATTAAGCATTCCAAGTCAAACCTTGTCGGCACTAAATCAAGAGATAAACAGCGCGCTTGTGTCGATTTCAAGCATTGCCAATGCGCCTGCACAATTTGCCGAGCAGTTGAGTAAAACCATTGATAGCGTGGCCGACGCGGTTCGCTCAGAAACTGATTCAGACAATGAAGCAACGGACAATTCCAGAGCGGCGCAAGCCTCGATGCTAGAGGCGATTAATACACAAAGCCCAAGTGCCCACTATAACGTTCAGTTGGTGGTTGCGGCGGTGAAAATGAGTAAAGACATTGAACGATTAGAGCAAGAAGACACGTTTGATATTTTGAGTTCAAGCGGCCAAGCCTCAACCATCCTAGGTGACTTACAACGTATTACGACTGAGATTGATGCGCGAGTGTATGAAGTAACGAATGTTTCCACGCTTGAAAGCTTAGAGTTATTCGATGCTCTAATTAGCTTAAAAGAGGGCGTATCTTCTCAATTAAACAAGGTAAAGAAAGGCGGTGAGCCGCAAGGATTTCTTGAACGTGCACGTTATATTCCTGCCTTAGTGCTTGCCAAAAAAGAGAAAAGCTCTGCGTCGTTAGTGATGGCATTGAACCCATTGCAACATCCACTCTTTTTATCTGGTGTCATTGCGATGAGAGGAAATGAATGAAGAAGTTGACGCTATTAATCGATAACAAACCCACTGTCTTTTTCAGTGCGGACATTACGTTCTCGATAGAGCAATTGGCGCATGAGTTCAGTTGCAGTATTTCTCCAATGAGTATCGAACGCCCATTACCGATTGAATTTAAATTGGATGGCAAGCGTATCTTTTTAGGGGCGATTGACACCGCATCAACCGCCACATCAAGCAGTGCTCATTCGATGAGTATTTCAGGGCGCTCAAAAAGCGCGAACATGATTGATTCGTGCATCACGATGGACGCGGAATATGGGCAGACAGTCGATGTATTACTTCGAACCATTGCGAAACAATTTGGCCTCGGCGTGAATTGTTTAGTTGACCCATCGAGTCTTAAACCAATTGCAGAATTTCAAATCAATGCTGAATCACCCGTTGATAACTTTGCCCAGCTCATTAAAGAGCAGGGATTTATTTTGGTTGAGCGCAATGGCGTATTGACCATTGAAAACCCCGCCCATGATGCAGTGGAAGGTGTTGTTCTTGAGGTTGGTAAAAACATTGGTTCGTTAAACATTGATAGAAACTTTACCGAGCAGTTTTATCACATTGAAGTGCAAGGCCAATGGGATGATGCCCACGCTGTGGTGACGTATGCTCCTGCCAATACACAACGAAAAAAGGTCATTGTCTCTGACCAATTACAAAGTGCAGAGTCTTGTTTATCACGTGCTGAATATGAACGTGATCTTGCTATTGCCAAAGGATTAAACGCATCGACTTCCATTGCTGATTTATTTATAGAGCTGACAGGCTGCGCCATCAATCGCACCCTTCGTGTGATTGATTCTCATCAAGCCTTTAATGAAATGCTGCTTGTGAAATCACTGACTTTGTCGGTCACTGAATCCACATCAGAAACCAAGGTGGCCTTCTTTCGTCCTTTTAAGGAGAAGCCCAATGTTTAGTCGTTTAATGAGTCGTATTAAAAACATGATCGTGATTGGGGGCGTTACGGGGGCGGACACCAAGATGCTGCAAATAAAGACCTCGACAGGCAAAACTAACGATCGAATTAAACGACTGCACAATTACGGGTTTATGAGTCGGCCAAAGGTGGGCGCTCGTAGTTACGTGTTATTTCTTGGGGGCGTTCTCAGTCGCGGCGTTTCTGTTTGTGTAGAAGATGAACGCTACGAGATGGAACTGGCGGAAGGCGACGTGGCTATGATGGACGATAAAGGCAACCTGGTGCATTTCACCAAAAATGGCATCTCTATCATCTCGACGGGTGCGGTTGAGGTTAATGCGGCCAACGATGTCGAGGTCGTGGCAGGAGGCAATGTCATTGCCACTGGTGCTCAAATTAAATTGAATGATGGTACAGGTGTCATCACTTGTGAAAGCATTTGTCCTTTTACAGGCAGTGGTCATGTTGATGGCTCAGCTACCGTATTTGCAGGTAAAGAATAATGCCAATAAGTAACAGCTCACTAAAAACAAAGTTAATCAAAGAAATGAACGGCAAAGGTATGGTCACCGAGGGGGAATTTGCCAAAGCGGCTGATTTAGCCGAAGCCATTGCCAATGCGGTGGTAGAAGAAATTACCTCAAATGCGTTGGTTGTGGTTGATAAAGGCAGTTCAGCAGGGAGCTATAAAGTGTCATGAGTCATTTTAATTTACATGCCCTAACCGCTCCGATGACGGACATTGAAGGGTTAACCCATGCCGTGCTTCAAAGTGTGCTAAATCATGCGAAGTCCACACAAAATGACCGCGCTCGCATGCTCAGTGATGAACTGGGTGGCTGCTGGAGTGATGAATTTGTTCATGGCGTCGGCTCGCGTGATTGGACGTTAAAGCGTGAGAAGTTGACCGAGCAAACTCGCCTTCGCGCGAAACGATTTTATGAAGATGCACTCGCATGGCTTGTGGAGGAGATGCACATCAAAGCGGTCACCGTTGACGTTTTTCTATTGTCACCTAAAAAGCTAAGCCGTCGTGTAATTCTCACTCTTAATGATGGCGCTAATCTGGAGGTACCTTTATGAGTACGCAACGAAGTCTGCAATCTCTGATTGATAGAGCGACCTCGACGTTAATTGCCACGACAGGTCAGAATAACCCTGCCATCAATGCCATTGCGTGTGCGATTGCAGGCGTGAGTTATGGCCAATATGGATATCAAGATCAACTCTTTCGAGAATTGAACCCTGAAACCGCCTCTGAGCCGTGGTTGTATCTTCATGCGAAACGTCATGATGTTGAGCGCCTTTTACCCACGTTCGCACGAGGATTAGTGCAGTTTGAGCAATTGGGTGCGCGGGTTGAAATCCCAAAAGGCACATTAATTATCGACATTACAGGCGCTGAATACCAAACCCTGCAAGCGCAATACAGTGATGAATACGTGGAAGTAATCGCCTTGGTCGCGGGAATTTCAAGTAACTTGCCGAATGGGGCGGTGCTTACTTTATCAAAAGGCATTAGTGGGATTAACCCTAATAACGTGTTGTGTCTTGGCTTTGATGGCGGAGCTGATATTGAAGAATTAGAGCATTGGCGTCAACGTATCTGCACTGCGTTTAATCAAGGTGAAGAGATTGGTCGTCGAGAAGATTACGAGAGCTGGGCGTTGTCGGCGCATTCTGATGTGGATTTTGCGTGGGCATTAGATAACACGCCTGAGCGTGGCATGGTTCGAGTTTATGTTGGGGCGCGAGAAAACAATCCGACCGTTTCTTTAGAAGTGGTCTCGATTGTTCAAACTTTTATTGATAAAGAACGTCTTGCTGGGTGTCATCCCGTTGTTGGTCTACCGACCAATAAAGTCATTGATGTTGAAATTCAAAACGTTCAAGACGAGCAAGTTCGTGCGGACATCATCATTGCGCTGCAAGAATTATTTCAAGACAAAATGGGAAAGCGGGATGAATCCGTTAATCCACCAAAACAAGTGTCCATTACCCCGACTGAAATCGTACTGGCCATTGCGCCCATCACAAGCAATTACATCGTTAAGCAACCAACCGAAGAGCAATTTATTACTGATGATGAAATTCATATTTTAGGAGAGGTGACATGGACACCGGTGATTTAGTCATTGATTACAGTGAGAGTAATTTTGCCGATGCAATACGTGCTTTATTACCCGAAGGGGAGTATTGGCAAGATGCAAATAACGATGAATTAACCAATTTAATTTTAGGCATGGCGATTGATTTCAAAGTCACCAGTGATGAAATTCAATTGGCGTTACTTAGTGATTTTTCAGAGCGTTTATTTGGGTGGAAACTCAGTGATTATCAAGCGCTATTAATCAGCAGTGGCGGCAAGGGAGAGGTGACGGACGAGCGAGCAAAACCGAACTTAATCTATGTATCACTTGCCACTAATGAGCGCTGTGAAAAAGCGTGGTTTGAGTTTGAAAAGGTGCGATTGCCCCATACCGAGATTGAATGGATTTATAACACGGCCATCAATGTGCAAACCCAAATAGCCAACGCTCGGCACATTAGAAATGTTAACCAATACGAGGTGACTCAATGAGTTTATTAATTACTAATGCAGGGATTGCCGCCTCCATTCATGCGGGTGAGTTGGGTGTCAGTTATAAAATCACCCACATAGCGATTGGCCTTGAGGGGTATCTTCCTACTTTAGACCAAACGCAATTAAAAAATGAAGTGGCGCGTGAGGCATTAACTCGCGGCTCAGTGCCTGCGCTTGGGCAACTTCACTTTGAAGCGGTGTTTGCGGATGAAAAAGAATTTGAAGGCAAAGAGATTGGGTACTACCTAGAAGATGGAACCCTATTTGCCGTTGATAGTCGCGGTGGTGAAATACTGTCATTAAAGCGCAGTAACACCATTATTACCGAAGCGTTGGAGTTAAACCTTGCAGGCTCAAGTATTGATAACATTACTGTTGAAATAATGGGTACGCCTTACGCCACAGAAGTTGTGGCAGGAATTGCAAAAATTACGACCATAGACAAAATGAACAGTAATGATGACGAAACCATTGTTACCCCAAAGAAATTGAAAGATAAAACGGCCACGGATGAAGATATTGATATGGAGTCCAGTGAGGCCAAATTCATTCAATTACCTCAGTTTTGGCGTGGTGTGCGAAAGTTAGTTTTAGATAAATTATGGCTTCCACTGGCTGAGCTTATTCATCCCGTCGGTTGCCCTATATCTTATCCCCATGCAGAAGCTCCTACGGGGTTTATTGCATTTGTTGGCCAGCCTTTTGATAAAACTGTTTTTACTAAACTAGCTGAGCGCTTTCCAAGTGGTGTGATGCCTGATATGCGTAAAAGCTACATTCGAGGGTTGGGCGAAGGCGAAGTGGTATTGTCTAGAAAAATACAGTCCGTACAACCGCTTGGATTTTCAGGAAATCAATTACCAACGCATAGACATCCAGAGGTGCGTGATAATGATTATGGTGGTAGTGGCAACGGCACAAGAGGCTCTGGGCATAATTCATCCACATTCTATAACGGCTCAGTATCCGCAGGGACACCATCTGGCCGTGTTACTGGTACGGGCGATGAAACGAATCCAAATTCACTTCGATGGTTGTATATTACGAGGGCTGCATAATGAATTTTTCAAATAAAGACAGAGTCGTTCATTTATTTCATTTCGATGAGTACAATGAATTTATTCATGAAGGAAAAATGACAATACGTGCTCATATGGGACTGCCATCTCAAAGCACGGAATTAGCCTTACCAGAATATAAAAAAGGATCTGAGCGTTGTTATTTTATTGAGGGGGCTTGGGTTGTCACCGCGTTATTTATTGGTCGCTCTTATTGGGATGAAAACGCGCAAATACATTGTATTAATACTTATCCTCAAGAATTACCTGAAAGCTATTCTTTAATAGAGCCGCCAAAATCCAATGAGGGATTTGTGGTTCAATTGATTGATGATAAGTGGCAACAAATTGAAGACCATCGGGAGCAGTTAATTTATGACTGCAGTGATTGCACCTTGTATGAAGAAGTTGAAGTTATTGGGGCAATAAAAGAAGGGTTTACGCTTAATAAGCCATTAACACCTTACGATGAATGGATCGATAATCAATGGATAACGAACCAAAGCAATAAACACATTGCAGATTTTAACCAAATAGATGAAATGCGCCGAGGGCTATATAGCCGAGCTTGTGATCCCCTTATTGCTGAGGCGAACATCAAGCGATTGCAAGGAGATGAACAAGCCGCCCTTGAGATGGAAGCGCAAGCATTGGCCGCAAGAGTGGTGATTCAAAATGAACATCCGTGGCCTTAATCAGCATGGTTTTATTTTGTTATTGAGTAGAACTATATAAATATTAAAGGAATTAAAAAATAAAAAAAGTCCTTGATTATAAGGACTTAATTTAGCTTGGCTTGTGATTAATTAAAGTTTGTATTTTCTTTTATTTAACATTCTTATTATTTTGTATTTAATGCTTTTTGTTTTTTTTGGTAAATCTTTTTGTGCTATTGTTGCAATGGATTTCCTCGGCATTCTAGAGCCTATAACGGTGCTACTACAAAATGGGGAAACTCCAGATAATAGGCGCTTGGTAATCCAAGTATCTATTTGCATTGAATATCCTGTTTTGTTAGCTCTAGATAATAGCATATCCGCAAAATATGGAGTTATCCCATAAATATATAACGGAAAAAAACCATGTGTTTTTATGAATGCTTCAGTAGCACTTTCACGCCAGCCAGTTTCAGAAAATGAAACCATTCCGAGTTTAATTGTTTCCTCTTTTATTAGATCTAATACCATGTCCTGATGTATAAGTGCATTATCTTCAATCACTACTGCGGGTTCTAAATCGTTAACAACTCGATTCCACGCCGATGTATGAGCTTTCCAAGCTCCAAATTGCCCAGTAGAAAGTTTTCTAGATTTAAAAGACAATTGTCTTTCACCGTAAGTTGAATTTTCGGCCTCTAAATTTTCTATGGATTCAGAATAAATAAATTCAAACTTCAAATTAAGTTTATTGAGTTGTCTTTCCATCATAGACATTCGGTCTTTGTTACCAGTCGTTAAAACATATATTTTCATTATTACCCTACGAATTCTTATTTTTCTAGTTTTGATATTTTCTCAGATTCAAATCTAGAACCCCAATGAATAATGGGTCTATGATCGAAATAGACTATTTTTATTGGCTTTTGTGAAAATTTTAATTTGAGTAATCAATGATATCTTTTACGTTTTAAAAAACAACATCAACGTTGGGTTTTCTACATCTGGCATATAGGAATGGCATCAATATTCACTTTTACGCCTGCGCGATACACTGAGTCAAATCCATAACTTGAGTAAAGCATGTCTGAGAAAGAGATAGCACGTATTGATGCGGCGATGAACAACCTTGCTAATCTGATACGAGAGCAAAACAGTACACTTAACAAAGTGCTTATCACGTTAACCAAAACTCAAACGATTCAAATGACTAATTCAAAACGAATAGACAAGCTCGAATCTGACAAAACATGGTTAGCTCGATTAATTTTTGGCTCGGTGATTGCGATTGCCTTCGCCGCTTTTAAGGTAATGTAATATGAATAAATTCAGCACAACAAGCGCTGCTCGATTGGCTTCTTGTCATCCCAACTTACAGAAAGTATTTACTGCCGCTCTTGAGGTATGTGATTGCTCTATTCTTTGTGGCCATCGAACTAAAGAAGAGCAAAATGCACTGCCAAAGACCAACACGCAAGTTCGATACCCAAACAGCAAACACAATTCATTACCAAGTAAGGCGGTCGATGCAACTCCGTATCCATACGATGAAGATGATCGTGAACGCTTCAGTTACTTTGCAGGCATTGTGATTGGTGTTGGTGCTTCAATGGGCGTGGCCATTCGTTGGGGCGGTGATTGGGACAAAGATAATGAGTTAAAAGACAATGGATTTGATGACTTAATGCACTTTGAATTGATTGATGAGTAAGGTGTGAATGATGGGATTGTTCAGCAAGATATTTGGAACCGATTCTGCCATTAAAGCGGGACTTGATTTGATAGTGAATTCCGGGGATGCACTAGTGTTCACTGATGAAGAAAAATCAGAGCAGAAAATAAAGCTACTTAAGGCCTATGAGCCTTTTAAGTTGATCCAACGCTTTATCGTTATGGTCTTTTGTGTGCCTTACATTGGGCTGCATACCATTGTGATCATCGGGTGTATTTTTGGTGCGGATTGGGGAGCGATTAGCACCATGATAAATGATGCCTTTGGTTATCCTGTTCTTGCGGCCGTGGCGTTGTATCTTGGCGGTGGGGCAATACCAAAACGTAAAAGTTAACGAGCCAATAATAGACAACACGAAAATATTATTTAGTTAATTCACCTATCGTTTCAGTAAAAACGCATCTTATTTTTAATTTATTCTTACAAAGGGATTTAAAGTTAAGTTAGGGATAAGATGAAAGTTTGGGATGAGAAAGCAGAAAAGTTTGTTGAATCGGTTGATGAAACAAAATCTAAATTTGTTAGAGCGCACTACCCATGGAATGAAGAGCTGGCAAAAGAAGCCAAAGTCGATGTACCTCACTATGAAGAAGTGAAAGACAAACTGGCAAAGACTGCTGCTTTTGAATATTCGATTGAAATTGTGTGTGCAAAAGACGAATTAAACACGTATCAAGTGGGTGTGTTTTCTTTAGGTAAAACTAAAGAAGAAGCCAACATCTCATCATGGAATAAAACGCAAACAGAGAAAGGATTTACGTTGCTTACAGCGAGCGTAAATGTGAGTGAGCCCAAAACACTTAATCGAGAATTCTTTATCTCAAGTGGAAGCGCTTTATCATTTGATGATGTGCAACCAGTAAAGCAAGGCTTGGGAACCCATACCGAGTCATTTATTCCTGTAAAACCTGCGGTTCAAGTGGGTGAGCGTCTTGGTTGGCCAACCGAGGGGTATTTTTATCATTTTGTTGACGATGCACTTACTCACGAATATAAATTAATGGGTGAGGGTAAGTGGACATTCCAAGTCACCCGAACGACTGAAGATAATCTAACGGATGAGTTAGTCTCTGATCATCAATACAGCTTTATTTTACTTCCTTGGAAAATCAATAACACGGTTGTTACTCGCCAACATTTACTTTATCTTCCCCAAAAAATGACGACACAACAACTTGAAGAATTAACGGCAGATTGGCTGAATGAAAATGGTTGTTTGCTTGATGTGAATGAGATCGTTGGTACAAGAAAAGAGAAAGCAGTCGAGCGAGAAAAAGAAAGAAAAACCTTACCACCTGTTGATGTCACCAAAGAGAAAGTAGTCTTTTCATGGGAGAACCTATGGAGTGAACCTCAATCCTCAACCATACACCCTGTGGTTGCAACACTTCATAAACTGGACTCAATCCCTAAGAATACGCCAGTCATAAACGTGAGAGCTAAAAAGCATGGTATAAACCCTAAGAATATGTATTGGCCTGCGTATGACTTTACGAAAGAGGGTGATAATAGATATTTTGATGAAGTTGAATACACTGATGAAGTGACTACGTTAGCTGCGTTATCTAATGCTGAGTTTAATGAGTTATTTACTAATATCTCTCATCTAATCGCCCTTAAAGATTTTGTTGTCGGTATGTACCCAACGATAAAAGATAAACTTGATTTTTTAATTAAAAACACTTCAATGACTGGTGTTGTTCGTATCGTGGATGGGCAAGAGTCTGTTATTCTTAATAATGTAAAATCATACCTACCTGTTTTAGCTAAAGGTGCATTATTTTCTGCATCAAATCCACAAACTATTAAATGGGCTCTTGGTTCTACGGCTGTGAAAGGCGCAAGTACGTTTCTCACATTAAGCGCACCAACTGAAATTGTTGTGGGATCAGCTCTAAACGTAGTTCATTATTTGGTTAATGATGAAATGACGTTAAGAGAATTAAAAGTTGCACAGTGGCAAATTGTAGTAAGGCTAATTGCAGCGGCAGGTATAGTTTTTGTCGCTGGTTCTATTTTTCCTGTTCTTGTTACTGGGGCAGCCGCGGGGGTAACATTCACCTTAGTGTCTTCGGGGGTTTATTTTATTGATACGCAATTTAACGAGGATACGTTTAGCAAGGGTTTGATTGAGCATTATGTACCAGAGGAATTATTAAATGATTAGATTGTTTTTAAACTTATTAGGGATTAGTGCTTTAGCTTATGGCTGTATGTATTTTTTGTGGGTTAGCTCGTATCATTTGCTATTTGATGGTAAATATATATCAGCTATTTTTAGTCCTAGGTATGCGATTTTAGGAATACTAGGAGCTCATGTATTTGTTGGGCTATCTATATCGGTAACGTACACGTATATTTCACGATGGCATCAGACTAAAACGTTTGAAAAACACTCGAAGTTTTCTATTTTAGATAAAAAAATAATGTTGATATTTAGTCTCATTGGATTAGGAACTTACTTTATTAATAACTACTACATTGAAAGGTATGATTTAGTTAGATGTGAGAGTGATTTAACTCTAGATCGTGATGATTTCTATTTTTCTCGTTATGTTAGTTCAATTGAAGAGTGTCCAATCAAGTTAGAAGCGAATAAGAAAAAATAATTTCATAACAAAACCGAGTCCGAGAACTCGGTTTTACTTTATGCGGCCACTGTTGTATCCAAACTCTCATACTCTTTAATGCTCACCACTTCCATTCCTGCAAAGTCATTCAATTCACACACAGCTTCTAAAATAGGAATAAGCTCATTCTTGTAAAAGATGCGATCGACTTTATTCAAATCACTGCTTGAGTTAAATCCCTCACGAACCACACTCATTAAATCCAATGGAATACGATGACTCGATAACACATCATTGGTCGTCATGTTCTTTATGTCTTTAAAGGCATCTTTTGCTTCCACTTGACCAATAGGTGTCAACGCAGGTGGCGTGCCATCTTTGCCTTTGCCGTTAATGAATAAGTTTTTAAATGCTCCTAATCCTGCCTGTTTCTTTAACTTGTCTTTGATGTCGTCTTCTTGAGTTTCCGTTAGGTTCGGGTCGTTCATGTAAAGCAAATACCCTGCATGAGAGCCGTTGTTGTAATAGCGACGACGAAACAGAGTCGCGTCTTCATTCAACCAGATTGAACTCAATGCACCAATGTACTGCGGTAAACCATAAATCTCTTGGCAGACATCGTATTCAGATAAATGAAATACTTGTCCTTGAGCGTAATCAATCCGACCATCATTGTTGAACTCGTTTGGCTTGTAGGCGTAAGTGTCTATCTTTTCTTTACGACGCATGAAGAGTGCAGGCAAATGCTTGTACTTAACTATGTGCCCAAAGGCATTACGAACCTCCAATAAATACCCATTACCAAACATTAAAAAGTCATACAGAAAACGATTTAAGTCACGGCGTGATAATGTCTTGGATAATTTAGTAATACTTGAGGCCATGCGGCTTTTTGCATACAGGGCGGAGCCGTGCATCGAGTTAGCTCGCGCAACTTTGGCAAAGAGATCTAATGGGATAGGCGGCTCATACAATCCGTCTATCAATGCGACTTCCATGTAACTGAGAATGTCGCTGTTCATTACGGTTTCTGGGGTGTGAAATTCTATCAAGGTAGCCTCGCTTATAAGAAGGAAACAGTGGTTGAGTCGTCTCGTAAAATATCGATAGGCTCCCAATGTAAAACATGCATCGCAGCCCACGCTAAATCGGCATGAGAGCCGATTTTATTGCGTGCTGAAATAAAGGTGATTTGGTTACTTTTGGCGGTGGTGTGTTGGCGTATCATCAAAAATGAATGCACTAAGTCGTCCCATTCTGCATCAAATTGAAGTCGGCCAGCGTTAATGATTTCACGGGCTTTGTACGCCATCATGCGTTTCATCTCTGGCGAGTAATCCAAAACCGTGAGTCCTGGATAAAACTTTCTAACCAATTCGGCAACCGCCGAGCCAACACCGCCAACATCAATGGCCAAATAGACCACGTTGTATTTTTTACAAATGCCTTCAATGGCATTGGCTTGGTCTTCATAGCTTGAGCCTTTAAGACGAACGCGCTCGATGAAACGAAACACGCCACCTTTTCGGATGGGCTTTAAGGCAACAACCAAACCTGCATCATCCGAGCCTTCACCTTGTCCGCCGCCTCTTGGATCGTAACCAACCAACACTTCACGACGAGCCACAGGATTAATCGCATCAAACTCAACATCTTTCCATTTGGAGGTGTCTGTTTTGCACGCGAGTAGGGCTTTGATACTAAAGAACGAGGACGCATCATCCAAGAAGACACAACGCAGCAAGTTATCAAACACGGATTTATCAGGAAACTTACGACGTAGTTTGTCCATGTTGAAAAAGTTTGCGCCCCCCTCAATCGCATCATCCACCGTAATGATTTGTCGATAAATACCATCACTACCCATTGCGCCATTTTTTAAGGCTTTATGACTGATGTCGATATTAAGCTCTTTTGTGCCTGACCATTTTGGATAGGCTTCATGAGCGGTTGTTGATGGGGTCGATAAATAGGTAGTTCGGTACTGCGCCTGTATAGATACGCCACCAATGAAATTATCCAAATCCTGAAATTTAGGCAGCCAGAACACTTCATCAATATACAGATGGCCATTAAAGCCTTGGCCTGTTCGGGCATTGGTTGATAAGAACCCAAGACTCGCGCCATTACTCAACCAAATGTCGTCTTTGCCTTTTAATTCTACATCTCCAATTTCAAGAGCAAAGCGGCGAATGTAGTTTTTAAATATCTCACTTTGTTTACGAGAGGCAGATAAGAATATCTGGTTGTCGCCATTTAATACCGCATCTTCAAAGGCCTCAAACGCAAAGTAAAACGTTAAGCCAATTTGACGCGATTTGAGATAGAAACGTATTTCATTAATGTCGTCATTATTTTTATGTGCGTGAATGTCTTTTTGATAACTAAAGAAGGTCTTCTCTCGATAATCAGCAAGCATTTCAGCCGTAATGCCTGAAATATCATTCTTGGTTTTATTGTTGGGTCTGCCGCGTTTCTCTTCTGAATAACCTTCGCTGTTTTTGGGTTTATTTTTACGACGCTCGGCTGCATCACGTTTGTGTTTTTGAGTAAGCAACATCTCCAACTCGTTGAGCTGGCTCGCGTGCTTTTGCTCAATCCACAATAAATAAGCAATACGTTGGCGAAGCATTAATTCAACGGGCGCATCGTCGCGCATGGTTTTCCAATTAAATTTGGCTATCCACTGTTGAATGGTTCGCGGTGCAAGCTCTAATGCCTCCGCAATTTCAGCGACTTTGTACTGACGTAAGTAATACCCCAACGCATGAGTTTGCGTTTGGGTATACATCGGTTTTTCAGGGAGTGTCGGTGAGTTCATTTTCATGACTACAGTGTGCAATAACAGTCATCAACACTCAGCAAGTCGCATTCCTATATCCCTTATCTAGAAATGAGATGAATACAAAAAGAGGTGAGCTTTGGGTAAATTAAACTAAGAAATCACAGGAGATAACGGCATGTTTCACTCAGAGCCTATTTGTATTTTAAGTGCAGGAAAAACCGTGGATGGTCGGGAGATTAGCCAACAGGTTATTGACGACATCGCAGAGACGTACAACCCAAAAACTTATAACGCACGCATCAATGAAGAGCATTGGTCGTGGAGTGAAAAGTTTGGCTCGGTGCTTTCTGTGGAAAAACGTGCAGACCAATTGTTTGCGGTACTCAAACCTAACTCTCGTCTGTTAAATACCATTGAAAAGGGGCAATTACTGCACACCTCTTGTGAGTACATTGAAAACTTTTCAGACAGTGGAAAAGCGTATCTCACGGGGCTTGCCTTAACGGATGAGCCCGCCTCATTAGGCACAACGGAAATTCATTTATCTACTAAAGACAAAGGTGAAGGGAAAATCTATTTAAGCTCTGGGGCTACCATAGGAAAAGAACTATTGGGGGAAGAAGAGCCAACCAAGCCAGAGGATATAAAACTCTTGGCGCGTTTTAAACAGTGGCTGTGCTCGAATAATGAGCCGACCGAAATAATTGAAGTTGATGGAGATATAGACATGAACGAAGAATTGAAAGAAGTACTGCAAGCGCAAACAGGATTAATCACGGCACTTTCAGCGCAAGTAATTAGCTTAAATGCCACAGTAAAAGAAGCCTTACCTCAAGCGCCTGAAGAAACCGTGCTTGAAACCAACACTGATGAAATCGAGCTGTCGACCAAGGTTGAAGCGCTCTCTACCAAGCTCGATGAGATGGTAACAACACTCAGCAAAATCACAGATGAAAACCCTCGCCGATTAGCGGGCGAAGATACTGAAGACGAGTACTTATAAGTAACAGGTTCTTTCGCTTCTTCTTCTCATTTTAATGTCTTTATTTTATTAGGTTTACTTATGCAAGAAAAAACAAAACTAGCGGTTGAGAAATACAAAAAAGCCGTTGGAGTTAGTAACTCCGTATCTGATGTGACAGAAAAGTTCAGCGTCACGCCTGTCGGTACTCAGAAAATCATCGCGCAAATTCGTGAAAGCAATTGGTTCCTTGGCAAGATAAACATCGTGCCTGTGATTAACCAAAAAGGGGAATCCATTGGTTTGGGTGTTACTGGCATGATTGCGAGTCGTACCAATACCAAGGGGGATGGTGAGCGAAAAACCAAAGCCGTGTACGACATGGAAGCGATGCCGTACCTGTGTGAGAAAGTCGATTTTGATTCACACATTCGTTATGAGCAATTGGATGCGTTCGCGCACTTTCCAAACTTTAATAAACTCATTAATTCCCAAACTCGTGAGCAAATTGATGCAAACAAAATCACCATTGGTTTTTATGGTGAATCGTGCGAACCAGACACGGATGCAACCGCAAACCCTAACGGTGAAGATGTGTGTGAAGGGTGGTTTCAAGCCATTCGAACTCATAACGCGGATGCGATGCTAGTTGAAGGCGCAACCACGGGCGAAATTCGTATCGGTGAAGGGCAAGCTCTGGCAGAAGATGGTTCAGGTGAAGGGCTTGGTGATTTCATCAACCTTGATTTGGCTGTGATGAATGTTAAAGGCTTATTGGGCGATGCCTGTGCGAACGCCTCGGATCTAGTCGCCATCGTTGGCAGTGATTTACTCTCTTATGATAAGGCGCGTTTTTACGCGGTACACGGCAATACCCCAAGTGAGAAATCACACATTGAAGACAAACAAGTGATTGGCACGTATGGCGGTTTGCCTGCGTTCTCTGTGCCATCGTTCCCACCAACGGGCATTTTGGTGACAAGCTTTAAGAACTTGTCGATTTACATCCAGAAAGATTCCATTCGTCGCTCGGTAGCGATTAAGAACGACAAAAAAGACCAACTGGAAAACTTTGAATCCATGAACATGGCGTATGTGATTGAGCAATTACAAAAAGCAGCGGCGATTGAATTTGCCAATGTGAAGTTATGGATTAATGGCGCGTGGGTGTAAACCCACAGTAACGAGCAACCCCCCATGCAGGCTTTCGCTGTGTTATCAAAGCGTATTAGAACTTTGCTATTCACTGTCGCGATAAGCCTGCACCTAACGAGGTGTGTATGGAATTTGTCGGAAATAAAGACGAAGAATACGAGTCAGTCTTGCCAGCAACCACGCATTATCCAGAGCTTGCCATTGCAGAGTTTCAGCGTGTGTTCCATTTCCTAAGCAATGAAACAGAGGCGGGAATTTTACATCATGCCACGGTCGCAAGAGCCGTGGTCAATCAAGAATTATTGGCAACCGTGACACCGTTTGTCACGCTCGATGCCTTGTCATTGGATCGCTTTGATGAAACCCAAACAGGCACGACATTATACAAACAAGCAGTGTTTGGATTAACGGCCAATTATCTGGTTGAGAACCAATTGAGCATGAACGCCACGGTGGAAGCAGCTGAACGCCAAGAAGCGATTCAAGCCAAAGCCGACAACAGTTTGGTGCAATATCGCCGTGCGATTGATTTATTACTCAATGGCGTTGAAACCTATCGATTCGAGGTGGTGTGATGCAAGCTCTGCAAAGTTTAACCGAGTTATTTTCTCATCATGTGACTGACGCTAAAAGTTTGGATGTGTGGGCAGAAGATGGAGAGCTGCTTTGCACACAAGGTGTTTTGGTTGATGGGTTTGAAATTGCCTACACCGTCAACATCAACATGACGGCGGTTGAAGTCAAACCGCATATTCTCATGATGCACTTGGTGAGTTGGTTGAATAAATACGATGTGCAACGTGACGAGAAAGGCTTACCGCCACCCTCGTTCGCCACTGAATTATTAGATAAAGGCTTGTGTGACATTAAGTTGAAAGTCGATATTCAAGAGTCGTATTCATTAACTGAAAACGCGCAAGGTAATTGGAAGCAAGAGGACACGAGATACGAATGCGTGAGCGAGTTTGCTAAGGCTGCAATCGAGGCCGAGTTGCCGCCATTACTCTTTATTGGAGGTAATGAAGGAGACTTTCCATCATGCAGCTAACCAGCCCTGAGCAGTTAACTCATGCCATTAACAGCTTGATACTGACCGAGCCTGAAAAGTTTGATTTACACCGACGATTAGCCAATCGCTCACGGCAGTACTTTCGAGAGCAAATACGAAAACAGCGTGACATTGATGGCAGCAGTTACCAGAAACGCGCACGAAGAAAGATAACGTTAGACAGCAAAACCCACAAAGCCAAAGACAACAAAAACATGCTGCTTGGTTTTGGTCGAGCTTTAAAAACGCAAGTGAATGACAAGGGCTTTGAAGTTGGTCTTGCGGGTGTCGTTGGCAACATGGCTCGCGTACATAACGAAGGCCAAGGCGTGTCGTTTACGACCAGAGTCAACGGTTACTACAACAGCAAAGTCGGTCAGTGGCAGGGCGGTACGAAAGTAAAAAACAATTATCGAATGACCAAACGAACGTTCATTGGTTGGACTCCTGCTCTTGAGCGAGAGCTGCTTGCCATGGTAGCGAACAATTTCTTATCAGGCGTGGAGAATTAAATGCGAAACATTAAAGTTAAACCAAAAAAGGGATTGCTTGTACGTGATCCAATTACTCGACAGCCTTTAGATGAAAAAGGCGAAATTAAACCACGAAACGCTTATTGGTTGCGTCGAAAACTAGAAGGCTCAGTGGTTATTACTGAGTTAAAAGAGAAGAAGGAAACTCAATCATGAGCATTAGTTTTTCAGAAGTACCAAACAATGCTCGCGTACCGGGCGTTTATATTGAAATCGACAACAGTCTGGCCAACAGCGCCGAAGAGCAGCAACGTGTGCTTGTGATCGGCAATGCCATTGCCGATGCAAAAACGCCACCTAATACCGTGGTGCTCTGCATGAATGAAGACTCAGCCCGTGAGCAGTTTGGAGCATCAGATATTACCAATATGCTGAAATACTTTACCAAGCAAAATGAAACCTTACCAATTTACGCGGTGAGTGTGGAAAGTGCCGACACCATGAGCGCATTGGCCGCACTAGGCGACACGCAATATCACCATATTGTCTGCTCATTGAATGATGAAACCACGGTTCGTGAATTGGGCGAGTTTTTAGATGCACGCTATAAAGCATTAGAAATGATCCCTGCCATTGCCTACTTACCAAAACAGGGAACGCACGCGGAGCTTGTAACTTTTGGAGCAACGTCGAACTGTCCACTAATTAGCTTTGTGTCCATCAATAAATTGGGTACCTCAAGCAATGAGCCGTTAACCGATGCAGAAGCGGTCGCAGCATGGGCAGGACAAATTGCGCCATCACTGGCAAACGATCCTTGTCGTCCACTGCAAACGTTAAAAATGAGCGGCGTCTATTCCATTGCCGAAAGTGAATTTGATTGGGCAGAGCGCAATCTATTGCTGCATGAAGGAATGGGCACTTACACCGTCACCGCTACGGGTGAGGTGCAAGTTGAACGACCAGTCACGGCGTACACCGAAAATGCAACAGGGGCGGCGGATGACAGTTACCTTGATGTAATGACCCCTGCACCCGCCATGTACTTTCGTGAGAAACAACGCTCACTTATTCAAAGCAAATACGGTCGTCATAAGTTAGCCAAAGACGGAACTAACTTTGCTTCAGGCCAAGCCATTGCAACACCAAGCATGATCAAAGGGGAATTGTTAACCCTTTACAAAACCTTGGAATACAAAGGCATTGTTCAAGACTTTGAAGGGTATAAATCCTCTTTGATTGTTGAGTTGGATGAAACCAATAAAAGCCGTATTAACTATTTAGACAGTCCTCAGTTCATCAATGGGTTGATCATTACTGCAGGTAAAATTCAATTTAGAAAGTAGCGCAGGTTACTTGGAGTCAATTATGAGTACAAAAATAACCAGTCGTGGGTTTCTCGACGCAGGCTCATTGGATCGATTACCAACCAAAGAAGGGGCGGTGGTTAACTTTGGTGGGTTAAAACGAGATGCAGTGATGGGTGATGCGGGCGTTCTTGGCTACAGCGAAGAGTATGAAAACGCACCAAGCATTAAAGCCACCATTGTTCATGCGAAAAGCACCGATGAAACCGCCATTAAAAACTTCACGGGTGAAAACATCACGCTCAATACCAACAGTGGGAAAAGCTACACCTTAATGAACGCGTGGGTGAGTGAGTCTCTTGAGTTGACCATTAAAGATGGGCAGCTTGAGGTGATGTTTTTGGGCACGGAATTAATTCCACAATAACGACTTGGGGGTTGCCATGTTAACGCTACTACTGAAACGACAAGCACGAGCCAAAAAAGAGTTGGCCAAGAAAGAATTAGCAACAGAGAAACACAAAGAAGACGCGAGTGAAAAAGTAAACATCCCGCGCACGGCATTTGAACAAAAGCCATGGAATGAAATTCAACACAGTTTGAAAATGGACTTGGAGTACGCCAGAACACTGGCAGGCTCCAAAGAGAAACTGCCTTTTAAAGAAGCGTTAATTAAGAAATACAAACCCGTTATTACTAATTTACTGAGTACACACGACAACCTTGAAGGGCTTGATGTGATCTGGTGGTTCTATCAATGGCAGATTGATTGCGGTTTATTAGAAACGATCCACGATGAGTTTAAAGCGGTGGTGCTTAAAGGGCTTAACTCTCCTCAAGGGTGGCGCTCCAATGGGCAGACCGCGTATCTCGATATTATCTTTAAATATTCTGATGGGGCGAAGAAAGCAAATGCTAAATTTAACGCCCACTATTTAAGTGATGCGGTAACCGACTTACTTTCTGGCACCTTAGCCACCAATGCGCCACTCAAAGTGAAGCTATTTCGACTCATGGGTGACTTGCTCTATGAAGCCGATAAGAAAGAGGAGGCATTGGCCTTGTTTGATGCGGTGATGGCGATTGACCCTGAGAAAGGCGGTCGTAAAACAAAAGTGAAAGACTTAAGAGAAGAGCTTGGTTATGAATAAAAAAATGTTCACCGTCAAACTGGCCACGCCAATGGAAATTGATGGAAAAGAAGTGGATAAGTTAGAACTTCGCAAACCGTGTGCTGGTGATCTACGTGGCTTGAATTTGGTGTCTGTGGTTGAAATGGATTTTGATGCGGCGTGTACCTTATTACCTCGTATTTCTAAACTCAATGAGCGAGACATTTTGAACATGGAGGCTGAAAACTTTCCACCTATCTTGACAGAAATTGCCTCTTTTTTCGTGGATATGAAACATTAATAGAGCGAGTGGAAACGTATTATGCCGACCTAGCCATGGTGTTTCATTGGCAACCGAGTGAAATAGATAAACTCAGCGTAGATGACTTGATTTTATTTCGAGAAGAAGCACGAATTCGGAACGAACCCAAAGAGAGCATTTAGCTCTCTTTTTTATACCTAAAGATAAGGGTACTCTAATGAAAATGAATTTGTCTGTTGTGATGGGCATTGTCAATAAAACCAGTGCGCCACTACAAAGCATGGCCAGTGACTCTGATCATTACGCGAAGAAATTAAAAGGACTCCAAAAGGCACAAGCGGATGATTCGAGTGCCTTAACCATGATCGCCTCTTACCAACAGCTCCAAAAGGCATTAGATAAGAACGCGCTTGAGGGGGAAGAGGCCACCGAGAAACTGCTTAAACTCAAACAACAAATGGCGGCAACACAAAAACCAAGTGCGGCGCTGACCAATAAACTCTCAAAACAAGAAGAGAAAGTTGCGCTGCTTACTGCCAAAAACAACAAGTATGAAGAGAGCCTAAAAGACTCCAGTAAACGCATGAAGAAAGCAGGGGTTGATGTTAGAAAGTTAGATAGTGAGTTTGACCGCCTATCTAAAAGCCAACTGACTCATGCTAAGAGTGTGGATGCCGTAAGCAAAAAATACAAACGACTTCGCACGGCCATGGCGCCTATCCAGAAACTCAGTAAAGCCATTAAGATGCCAAACCTTCGCTCGGCTGCCATTGGCAAAGGGGCGGCGATTTTAGGAGGCTTAAGTCTGGGCGGTTTGTTTAGCCAAATCAATGGAACCGCAAGCGAAATGGATAAGCTATCAAAAGCGGCGCAGAACTTGAAAATGCCAGTGGAAGAGTTACAAGCAATGCAATCTCAAGCAGAGCATGCGGGTGTCAGCTCTGACACCATGACATCGGCCATGATACGTTTCACCAAACGATTAGGGGTATTACAAACCACAGGTAAAGGCGCAATGGGTTCATTCCTAAAAAAAGGAAGAAACCCGTTATACCGAGATTTAAAAAATGCCAAAGACACCGAGCAAGCCTATGGCCAACTGCTTGATTCATTCTCAAAGCTAAAAACCAACCAAGAGCAAATGGCGTTCGCGGATGCGGCCTTTGGGCAAGACGGTCGAAGAATGCTCATTATGTTACGTCAAGGAACGGAAGGGTTAACCGTTGCCCGTAAAGAGTTCAATGAAACGGGCGGTGGGGTCAAATCAGAGGATGCTGCCAAAGCCGAAGCGTACAACGATGCATTGCAAAAAGTGCAAGAAAGCATCCGCTCAATTAAGTTCGCGGCTCTTGCGCCAGTGATGAAGCGACTCACTGAGGCCTTTACTGAATTTTCAAATAAGTTCAAAAACGCAAAATGGCGAACAGCTTTAATTGAAAAGATAATTCAAACGGTGAATGGCCTGTATGAGAGCTTTAAGTTCTTGGGCAAAATCATCTTGTTCGCCTCACAAAACTTCAAAGGCATTATTGCGACCATTGCCATTTTCAAAGTGGCACTGATTGCCCTTAATGCTGTCATCATGGCAAACCCTATCGGATTAATGGTCGCGGCGATTGGGGCAGCTGCTATTGCTATCACTTATTTGATTGATAAGTTCATCGGGTTTGATGTGATACTGGATAAGGTAAATAAAACGATTGGGTGGGTGTGGGAGAGCATCAAATCAATGATTAACATGTTACCAGATGCATTAATCCCTGATGGATGGAAAAGCTCTGCAGAGGCGGCAGGCAAAGAGGTCGATAAACTCAGCACCAAAATAAACAAACTAAAAGATAAGAACGCCAAACTTGGCATAACAACCAGTGAAAGCAAAAACCAAGTCATCGCCACATCCTATCACGATCAGAAAAAACAAGGCTTCTCAAACCACATCATCCCGATGTCAAAAGTAACACCACTAACCAATCAAACGATGAAAAGCAAAGCTGAAGTCGCACTCACCATTAAATCAGATAAACCAGTATCAATAGACAAAGCAACGAGTGAGAAGGGCACAGATTTAAGTTTGAATCTGGGTAATATGAGCATGAGTTATTGATGTTTAGAAAGAATAAACTGCCTATATGAATTGGCAGTTTATTAATTAGGTATTAGAGTGCTTCTTTTATGTTTTTAAAACTAAGAGTATTTAGTTCGTAATTTTTTATCTCACCCGTACCTCGACAGTAATAAGATTGGTAGAATTTAAAATCGTAGTGTTTGTTTTGTCTGACTTTTTTTAATATAATTTTTATTATATGATGTTTATCATTTTCAGATGTATTTATTCCAAAGATAATACCTTTGAGAGAAGAAAAGTTATAATTTAAAGTCTGATTTTGGTTGCTAATATCATTTAACATACTATGTCTAATTAGTCTATATTCTGATTCATATTCCCAATCTTTAGTTTTCTGAGTTATAGAATTATAGAAATATTTCCAATATGATTCCCGCCACTCATCTGCATCATGTGGTACTAATAGACTATATTCTTTATCTTTAGTAGAAAACCAATTTGAGATAGCCCTTCCCCAAGGTAGCTGACCTATAGAATTGAAGAAATTTATAGGATCTATTTTTGTGTTATATGAAATTGGATGGAATGTAGGGTTAATTGTGCCTTTGACTACACCTTGGTTGTTACACCCAATTACAGCATTGTTTAGAGGTATTGTTAATTTCCCTTCATGTTCATCAGGAGAAAACATCAGACAAACACCTTTATGATTATTAGCATAATTTCCCCATACAGAAGAGTTACTAGATTTCGTCATAAAACAAGCTGTATACCAATCTGGATACATTACATGCTCTAATTTTTTTATATATATAGAATGAAAATTAATAAGTAGTGCTTTTTTATTTGACGATTTATGTTCATGATTATAGTCGACCATTAACATGTTCTGTGAAGATACTCTAGATAGTATCTGCAAGTGTATTTGAACATTATCCCCACCATTTTCTTTTTCTATTCGATTTATATTATCAAACCATGTTTTATTGAAACTTGATAATATAGATAAGTTTTCTTTCTCAATAATATTATTCGATAAGAATCCGAGTTTAATTAATTGTTCAAAAATGCAATGAATTGCAATCATGTGAATGTTCTTGAAATATATAGAAAGCTCTAATTCACAAACTTTTGTGCGGTATTTTTCTATGTTTAATATGAGTTGTTGAATTTCTCTATAATTAAAGAAAACATAATCAATTTCTTGAAAAGCTTCTTTGTAATTATCACTCAAATCTTCAAAAGTTAAAGATGGAGATATTTGTGATTCGATGCTTTTTTTTTCATCATATAGTAAAAAATTAATCGATGCAGCTGTAAGGCACAGTAGATAATTCCGGAATAAGTTCATCCAAACCACTTTATCTCCTTCCCAATAGATATCTTTAAACCCTTCAATTGGGTCATTCAATTGTTCAGGAGAAGCAAAATATATTGTTTGTTGTTCTAGCTCTTCATGTTTTCCAAGTAGGTTTTCTATTTGTCGAAAACGATAAAAATATTCGATAGTCATACTCTGCCCTTTAATTTCTTTCTAAGTTTTTTGTTTTTAATGTCTTTTGTATAGATTCGATGATTTATTAGTTTAGGTTCTATATAGCTATAGTAAGGTAAAGGCATGATGTTTACTGTTTTTTGATTTAATAAACTTAAGTATGCTCATTTTTGTGACAGTGTTGAAATTAATTTTAGCTATTAGTTTAAGACCGAACGATAATTGTGAGATTATCGATGCAATATGGTAAGTAAGATGTGTGGTATTTGTTGAATTTTTCTAGTTATTGGTAATTTACATTAATATCGTTAATCTATGATTGTAATATGAATTATAGATGAATATTCTCAGTATATGTTTCTCGATTGTTAGTCAAATGGGTGTGAAATGATAGATGGTTTAAAGGTTTTTATTTTAGGTTTTTTTGTTTATATATCAAATGGATTATTCTTCTATGTCGGTAGTATGTTTTTCGATGAATTAAAAGATAAAGGGCCATTCGAATTACAAGCTCGGAAAGTTAAAAATAATTTTTGGAAGTCATGTATAGAAGTTTCTATATTTTTAGTCGCGATTATATCAGTCGCTGTATTCTATTTTGATGTGATTTTAACGGAAAAAATTGTACTGCGTTGTCTTGCTGTATTTGTTGCGTTGGTTGCTACGCTAGGAAGGGGAGGGTTTTCAATTCAAAGTTATACTGGAGAAACAATCATTGAAAGAATTGATGCAGGGATGTATAAAATTTCACAATTTAGTGCCACATTTATTTTATTGTTCATTTTAATTATGAATTGAGTATTTAATGGGGAAATTTAAATTAGGCCAAGAAAGTTCCAATTAAGATTTTTCTTGCACCTATATGATTAGAGTTTTATTTTATTAGTCTTGGTATGGTGTTTATGAGCTGTTCTTTAAAGTAGAAGGCTACTAAATGTACAATTAATGTGATTCTAAATTTGGAGTTTTTATGGGTTTTCTTACAGCAACTATATTATCAGGCTTTGTGTATGATATTTTAAAACGTAAAGTATTAGTAAGTGTTGAGGCAGTTAAAGTAAGTCTTAAAGATTGGGTTGTTGATGAGGCTGTTATTCCTACCTTAGTTGAAGAACTTAATAAGCTAAATATTAGTAATGAGTTGAGTGAAACGGCAATAGAAAAAAGGATTAATCAATCTATTGATCTTATGGCGATAATTAAGACGATTAAGCCTACGCAAAACACAACTACAATTACTCAAAATCATAGTGGTACTGGTGACAATATAGGTAGAGATAAAATTTTAAACTAAAAGGTATTTGTGTCATGGATAATAAAGAGCTAACGATAGAGCAAACTCATTCAGGTGCTGGTCATAATATTGCTCGCGATCTGTATATATATACTTTAGGTGACTATGATTTTGCGGGGGATTTAGCTCTTGCTGTCCTGATAGGTTCTTGGGATGAATCAAAAGAGGATGATATTGCTACAGTTGAGTTTATTACAAATGAAAAATATAGTGACTGGATTATTAGAATAAGGAAGATAGAATCTATAGAGAACAGTCCGTTAGAGCATCATTCTGGTCATTGGTCAGTAAAGGATAGAGAAAAATCATGGGTGAATTGTGCATCAAGATTATTCAATGATCATCTTGACAAGTTTCATCAAGTAACGGTTGAAATATTAAGTACTTTAGATCCTAAATTTGAACTTAATCCAGAGGACCGATTTGCTGCGTCAATACATGGTAAAGTTCTTTCTCATAGTTTAGCAATACGAAATGGACTTTCTGAAGGTGTATCCTTAATAGGTACAAGGAAAAAATATTTAGTGAATTGTTCTCATAATTATGGAGAATATATAGCAAATGAGACAGTTGATAAAATATTTAATAATTCAAATTGGGCTTTATGGGCTAGCACGAAAGATATCCAACCTATAATTGCTGAAGCATCACCATCTAAATTTCTTGATGCAGTAGAAGCAGCAGTAAATCATCCAGATAGGCCGTTTAATGTTTTATTTTCTCAAGAGGGCGTTGGGGGAGTAGTTACAGGTTCTAATTATATGACAGGATTGTTATGGGCTTTAGAAAGTCTTGCATGGTCCCCTATATATTTGACTCGCTGTATAGTTTTATTAGGTGAAATTGACAGTTATGACCCTGGAGGTAATTGGACAAATAGAGCAAAGAATTCAATCGTTGACATTCTTCTTCCTTGGCTTCCTCATACCACTGCTTGTTTTGAAAGACGTTATGTATCTCTTAAAGTATTAGAACGAGAGTTTCCAGAAGCTGCATGGGGGGTGTTACTACAGTTATTACCAAATAACTTTTCTTCAACTTCGGGAACTAATAAGCCTAGATGGCAGAAATTCATACCTGAGAATTTTAATAACGAAGTAAGTGAACGTGAGTATTTTGAACAAGTAACAAAGTATAGTAACTACACTGTTGAATTAGCTAAAAAAAATCACAGTAGATTACCAAGTCTTATCGAAAATCTAGATCATCTTATCGATAGTGCATTTTATTCAGCGATAGAATTACTTTCTGATTACGCAAAAAATACGTCAGAAAACAGATATGATGTTTGGCTTGAATTAATAAATTTTATAAATAAGCATAAGAAGTATTCTGAAGCTGAATGGGCTTTAGATGAGAGAAAATTAATATTACTAGAACCTATTGCTTTAAATTTAGAACCTATAGAAAAAAGTTTTTTTTATCGACGGTTATTTTCTAATAATAATATGGACTTATATGAAGAAAAAGGAAACTGGAGAGATCAAGATAAATTAATAACCAAATGTCGAAGTGACGCGATAGCTGAGCTTTTCGCAGAAGGTGGATATGATTTAGTTTATGACTTTTCTCAAGTGGTAGATTCTGCATCTTTAGTTGGAAGCGCTTTAGCTTCAATTGTTGATGTCGATGATGAAGACCGAATATTAGAATACTTACAAAAGGATGACCTTAAATCTAAACAATTTATTTCAGAATATATTTTGAATAGGAATTACCTTACCGAAGGGGAATTTATAGTAAATTTGAATTTAAATGATTGGAAAGAAGATAGTACTTCACAAATTTTTGTTTCATTACCATTTGGTACCAATACATGGGATAAAGTAGATAAATATCTTGGAGATAGTTTTGAATATCTTTATTGGGAACATGTAAATATAAATGCATTTCAATGTGATAATGAAGATGAACTATATCGAGGTGTTGAAAAACTATTAAAATATAATAGACAACTTTCAGCGATTCGTTGTTTGCATTATATTTTAAGAACGTATAAAAAATTGAAGAACAAGCCTACTGTTACTGCCTTAATTGGGGCGGTAAATACGAAAGAAAGCATGTCAAATTTGGATAGTTATGAAATCAATGAATTGATTGCATTTCTTCAAGCTAGTGATGATGTAGCTGAAAATGATTTATTTAGAGTAGAATGGGCATATTTTCCTTTGCTTTCTAGAAACAGCAATGGAAAAACATCAGCAAAATATTTGAATAATAGGTTATCAACTGATCCTGAGTTTTTTAATGAGGTTATTGGCCTTGCTTATAAGTCAGAAATTGTAAATGTAGATTCAGGGATGGAACTTAGTGAACAACAACAAAATATAGCTCAAAATGCATATAATATTTTAGATAATTGGGATGTGATACCAGGACTTCAAGTTGATGGAGGATTTTCGTCAAGTGAGTTTAATTGTTGGTTAAAAGCAACTATTGACGTGAATAAGCAATCTGGTCATTTGAATTCAGCATTATCTATAATTGGAAAACTTCTTGTAAAAGCTCCTAAAGGAGATGATGGATTATGGATTCACTCTGCTATTGCTGAGTTTTTGAATCAAAGAGAATTTGATAAAGTCAGAAGAGCTTACAAGATTGCGGTTTATAATTCACGAGGTGTTCATTTTATTGATCCTGAAGGTAAGCCAGAAATTGAACTGTCCGAATCATATCAATTAAAATCGGAAGTGATGGAATCATTAGGGTTGCAACGGTTTGCAAGAACTTTGAGAGAAATATCAGAGAGTTATTTATTAGAAGCTGAAGGTAGAAAAGGAAATTTACGAAACTTAAAATTTGATTATTAATCAATATCTAACGCCCTTTTTATTGAGGGCGATTTATACCAACAATACATTCCCCATCACACTTTCAAATCCTTCCTAAATGAATGACTAGCTTGTCTCAGTGACACCATATTAATGTCATGGCACCTTAATTACTCAAGACAGGTGTTTAAATGCTACCCATAAAAAAAGATCAACAAGCCATAGTGCAACACATTATTCAACAAGCCTCATTTGAAGAAGTTACGCCAGATAAAATAGTTATTCCTAACCAAAGCCTGACACATATCCAGTTTCTTTTTGAGCAATTAACTATGTTTGGTTATCTATCAAAACTGACAAACGGGTGTTATGTTCGCGCTTAAATATAGCTGTGTTTATATACAGTGGCTATTTGCTTTGATAAGATGATTTTGTTTTTATGCCTTGAGTACCTGAGACCCAATAAATTATTGGAGAGGAAGCATATTAACCGACTCAGCCACTACTTGTGGCTGAGTTCTTCTGTATTCAAGGCTCTATTTTATGGAGTATCGAATGCAAACAAATACATTACATAATGGCCAATTGCAGCTCATTAACGCAGATTGCCTACACTACCTTAAAACCTTACCTAGTAATTCAATAGATCTCATCCTTACCGATCCCCCTTATTTTCAAGTAAAGAAAAACGCATGGGATAACCAGTGGCCTGATGTTGAAACGTTTCTCGCATGGCTTGACGAAGTGCTTGTTGAGTTCTGGCGTGTATTGAAGCCTTCTGGCAATTTGTACCTGTTCTGTGGTTCTAAATTGGCTGCTGACACTGAACTGCTTATTCGCTCTCGTTTTGACGTATTCAATCATATCGTATGGGCGAAACCTTCAGGTGTATGGAGAAGGGCGCACAAGCCTCATTTGCGTTCATTCTTCCCTTCTACTGAACGTATTATTTTTGCAGGTCATTATGATGCAGAAGGTTTTGCTAAAGGGTGCAGTCAATACGCAACAAAATGCACTGAGTTAAAGAAAACTGTCTTTAAGCCATTAATGGATTACTTTAAAAAAGCAAAAGACACGCTTAACATATCAGTCAAAGAAATTAATGAAGCCACAGGAACTCAAATGTGTTCGCATTGGTTTTCTTATAGTCAGTGGAAGCTGCCAACAGAAAAACAATATCAACAGCTCCAGGACTTATTTTCTGATAAAAGCGGTGAGTTATCTCGTAGCCATGCAGAGTTATCTAATGAATACAGTTTATTGAATAACGAGTATGGGGAATTGTTAAAAGAATACAGCGAACTTAAAAAAGAATACGAAGAACGACGACGACCATTTCATGTGACTGATGAAGTGCCTTATACCGATGTATGGACGTTTGCACCAGTTCAGTATTATCAGGGAAAGCACCCTTGTGAAAAACCTGCCGATTTACTTGAACATGTCATCTCAACAAGCAGCAGAGAAAATGCAGTGGTGTTGGATGCGTTCATGGGGTCAGGCTCAACGGGACAAGCTTGTCTAAAGTTGAATAGACAATTTATTGGTATTGAGATGGAAGAGGAGACTTACGTGGCTACAGTTGATAAGTTGTCTTCTTAG